TTCTTACCACTAACAAAAATAGCATTGTCGCAAATACACTCACGCTTGAATACAAACCTAGAATCAGCACTCAACATCTCCTTAACCGACCACGCATTCATACCATCGTTTAGATATACTTCGAACTCATCGCACAATGTAAAAAACTCTTCGGATATACTACCATCATCGTTCTTCAGAGTTATATCAACATCATCAAATAGCTTCAATGATAGATAGATCGAATCCGTGTCATTATAGATTAATGCACCACCACATTTATCTTTGAGAATTGGATATCTTTCATTGATGAACCTTTCAAAAAGCTCATTACTTTTCTTGATAACAGCTTGACCAGTTAAGGTGACAGATGCCCCAATATCGTTATCACCCAGAGGTGCGTATTTATTGGCACAATATCCGTAAGTCGAGTTTAGAGTAATTTTATACGCATTCTGGAACGTGTCATACCTCTTAATATTTGTCTTAACTATAGCTATATCATCTAGGGTGAGGTCGGTGTCATTTAAAGACTTCATAGCTTCAAACATCAACTTCTTCATTTCCTTACGTTTAGCATATAGGAAGTCCAAGAATTCTGGCATAATTCCCATTTTCTTCTGAGAAAACATAAATTTATGTTTAGTGATACACGCCTTCTCATCCTTAATATATGCTGCGAAGTTTTCCTTATTAAGTTCAAATGTTCGACCAGAAACGTGATAGATATTATACATGTCTCCAATTTTTTCAACTCTACCAATCTTTGTTTCGGGGGAAAGATTTAGAGAAATCATAACACTTGGATATAGGGAGTTGGCATCAAAGCTAACTACATTCTCAGAGAATCCAAGTTTAGGCTTTGCTACAAATCCTCCGGGAATAGTCTCATGTGTAATATCTCTAACAAACGTTGGAATCTTCTCCCCTCTATGTCTAGCACGTATCGCTACTGCACCGTTAACGACTGGTAGAGTGTTCAACGCACGTTCCATGTCACATAGTCCCAGATATGCAATGAAACGCAGCAGATCGAGGTATTTCAACTCTTCATCAAGCTTGACGATAAGCTCCACATCAACTATATTATAATCTACATATGTTTCCCAATCGTTTACGGATAATTCCCATAGAGAACCGACATATGAAACTTTATTCTCTCCAAGTTCTTCTTCTGCGATATAATCCAATTTATAATTCTCACGGGGAGACATGTTAAATTTCTTATATATCACATTGTAGTCTACAGAAGATACACCTTGAATGACGTATTCTTTAGATGGCATACCAAATTTACCAGTTTTGTTGATCTTCTCGTAGATTCTCAACATTGGAGAGAGTTCATCTGCCCACTCTTTACCAAGTTCAAAAGTAATTCTATTGACAATGTATGGAATATCAAATCCTGCACTATTCCAACCAACTAGAACGTCAGGAAAATCCGAAGAAAAGTGATTAATGAACTTTCTTAGAAGATCTACTTCTGATTTACAGTGATAATACTTAACATCTTTACGTTTTGGAGTGTAAGCCTTCAACCCAAAGACTGTATAGATATTGGTTAGAGAGTCGTGACAGGTTAACAAGTTGATAACCTCTTCTGCAAATTCGGGATCTGGGAATGCCCCCTTCATCTTACCGTTAGGATTAGATGGACATTCGATATCGATAGTCATCACCTTCAAGGGATGTTGGGCAAAATCCTCATCCTCGTTACAATGGTAATAATTATCAACTAAGTATTGCTGATAAGGGGGAATATTCTCAAAGATTCGCTTAATACCAGAGTCCTTAACGAACTTATTACGATCCCAAAGGGTGTTAAACTCCCTCTTCTTGATCTTAGTCCCATAGATAGAGGTATCCTTACCTTCCTTATTCTCTAGGTAGAGATATGGGAGGTAGTCAAGCTCCTGCTTAATCCTGTTGCCAGCAGCATCCCAAGTCCACAGATGGATTGTCTTCGATTTATTATTATAGACGCAATTTCGATACATTCTGACTCAGAATACTCCAGAGATTCGGATTGTCAATTCCATTTCTTGAGGAAATTTCTTTTCGGATCGCCATATGGCGTGTCCAGAAGCTCCAAGAAGCATCCAACATTTTGTGGAAGTTCTAAGATTCTTTCCAATCCAGCCTTACGAAGTTCTGGAACCAGTTTGTAATACTTGGATCGGTTTTTCCAGTTAAGAAGTTGATCAATCTTATCCTCCAACTCAGCAGCATCTTTAAATTTTAAGAAATCTGGCGCACCTTCATAAGTTACCATATCCTGACATAAGCATGGAATACCTAATTGAGCAGCTTCAATGAACTTAATGTCAGACTTAGACCTATTGAATGGAATATCTTGTAATGGCGCAATGAATAGTTGAGCATTTAAGGATGCGATGAATGTTGGATACTCTAGAAGATTCTTCCAAGGATGGAATTCGATCTCTCTTGAGACTACATATTTTCGCAATGGGGGTGGATACGCTCCGATAAATACGAATTGATATTTATGTCTATTATCAACTATAAATTTTATAACATGGGAAAAATCATCCTGTTGACCATTCTGATTCTTCATATCGAAATGCGCTCCCGATCCCGCATATACAATGCGAGGCTTCTTCTTATTCTTTTCGAAAGTTGATAGGATCTTCTTATAATCATACTGATAACCGATCCAAGAATATGGCATGAAATTTGGAACGACTGTCACATTCTTCTGATCTGTCTTCTCCATATACAATTCTCTCATATATTTACAGGTGACACTAACCTCGTCCACCATGTTGATCATGTCTATACACTTCTGACGAACCTCATCGGAATCGAATCCATGTTTTGATGCATTATAATCAGGAATATCCTCTCTAAACACAACATCATCCACTTCGTAAATCAATCTAAACCCACAATCCTGTTGAATAGACTTCAAGTATTGTATGAATTCCTTCTGGTGTCCTGCTGCCTGTCGCTGAAGGGTGATAGTAGAAACTCCCATATAGAAATTCTTATCCCCAATCATCTTTGTAAGAGTTGCAGAATCCCCATGTCCCGTCATGTTGATATAGTTCTCGACAAATCCTCTACGATAATATCCACAACCATCTCTACCCGCTAGATAGTTTAAATATCTTTTAGTTGGGTCTTGTTGACTCGGTTTTGCTTTGGGTTTTTCCTTCTTCGCAAATGGAGATTGGGGAAATGGATTAGAGAATGGACTTACAAGCATACATTAATTATGTACAACTTAGAATAAGTCAATCACTATGTAGGATTATCCATCCAATAAGGTCTTTTAACGGGTCTGTCATAATCGGCAGAAGGAACTTTCGATCTATTAGCTCCCGCAAGTTTATCTGCCAACATTCTTTCTGCCGTCCTAGCATCTACGGCTTTCTGTTCTGCTCTAGCCACTTCCTCGTCCCCGAACGGTATATTAATGAATTCTTCATACGTTATAAAATCTTCATATTCACTTTCATATAAATCATATTTCCAATCTGATGGATCACCCCCAACAGCTTTAATAGCTCCAAAAACTGCGGCATTATAGAGGGGATTTAAGTCCCCGGAAAACTTCCAAAAACTCATCACCTTTTGATCCCTCCATAATCTAACTTTTTCATACTCACTAGCCAACCCTTTAATTAAATGGTTATCTACTAGATTTGTAATTATACTATCCTGATTGGTATCATCCATCTCAGCTTTGATGAAATATATAAGACTACCATGACCTACTATGGACTTACTTACAACATAGTCGCCAGAGGTATTAATCAAACCCGTAAAAATCGACTTACCTTTATCATCATAATCTAAATAATCATCTCCACATATAATATTATCGGGAGATTCGTTTAACATATGGGAATATACATTCCCAATCGCATGTAGATCTTTCAACATGAATATATTTATCCAACAATTCGTTTAGTTACCCCATTTTCTTTCTCAAGGTTAACAATCTCCCCATCTACATGCTTCAATGTCTCTTTTCGGTGAGATATTGCATAGACACTGAGATTATTCTTATCGATTCGATCTTTAAGAACTTCGATTAGAAGATCCAATCCTCTTTCGTCAAATGCAGAGTCAAATATCTCATCTGAGAACTCAACATTGGACGAGATACCTGAAATCTTTCTTTTGATATCCTTGAATGCCCAAGCTGTTGCTAGATCTACCGTTCTTCTTTCCCCTCCAGAGAAATTCCAATAAGAAATACTCTTACCTTTATCATTTGTTATCTGTTCATCAAAATATTCATCAAAACTACATCTCATAGTCATACCGAGGCGAGAAATATAATCTTGGATAGATTGATTAAGCATTGTAAGGAGTCTCTTAATGATAAAGGATTTAACGCCCTCTTCTCCAAGAATGAATTTACATACTTCAAGGTCTTCGGATGTTTGTTTGAGTTCATCATAATTTTTATGTTCTTCTGTTTGTCTAACTTCGGTTTCAGAGATGGATACGTCAAATGAATCGTATGATTGTGTTGTTGATTCTAAATCACTATCAACTTCCGATAGAGATTCCTCATATTCCCCAAGGGAACGGTTCAATGCCACTCTTTTAATTTCATTTGTCTCCGAGATTCGCACCTTAGAATTCAATGTTGTGAACGTTTCATCAATTTTCAAAACCTTTTCATTTAAAGTTTTGGAAGTTTGGAGATTTTCCACCAACATTTCATTACAATGGGACAAAGAATCTTCAAAAACTTTACGATTTTTAGCTAAAAGGTCATAATGGGTGTGAGGGATTTTTTGAAAACACTTATCACACTCAGCAGATCCTACAGTATCGATCTTATGCATCTCAGATTTATTAGTGGTGATCTGTGCATTATATCTAGATCGGTCTTCGGATAAAGATTCCCTTTCTAATGATAGTTTATCTTTAGCCAAGTTCAACTTATCCATAGCCGCAACTAGTTTAGTTGTGTCATCAATTTTAAGTTCAGATATCTCAAGTTTAACGCCATCAATTCTTATAGACAGTTCATCTTTACGTTTCTGGAGAATTGTTTCCCTTTCTTCGATCTGTTTCTTAATTATATCACGTTGAGTCTCCAGAGATTTTAATGAATTGGAAATCTCCGCAAGTTTAGTTGACGAAATTGATAGGTTTGCCTTGTTTTCCTTAATTTCTGTCTTAAGTTC